CTGCGACACCAGCGGCACTGCGACCTACAGCATAACCACCACGAACAGCACGAACAAGCCCACTTCCTGGGATCAAGTTAGTTGGACTGGCAAGCGAACCTACAAGGCTACCAACAATGCCACCAGCACCAGAAGCGTCACGTGCCCGGCGCAAGTCTCGTTCTTCCAACGCGTGTTTGAGTATCGCGTCAGCATACTTTCGGTTATTAGCCCAAGACAGTTGTTCAGTTAAATCCTCGACGCCATTTTCCTTGGCATACTCGACAAAGTTAAACCCCGGTTCAGGCAGATTATCTTCGCGTAGATAGTCCGCTGCCCGGAGGGCCTCGAGCACAGGGTTCTCAAGTTGAACACCTGCACGCAGTCCTTCAAGAAAACCGACTGGCTGAGGCTGCTCCCAAAAGTCACCGAGCACACTTTGCTCTTTCGGTGCGGGAACACCAAGCGGAGCATCAATCGGAACGCTATCTTCAAATAAGGGCATCACGGAACTCCAAACGAAGTATTGTCATTCAGCAAATTCTGTTCACGCTTTTGAACAGCGCGGATACCGGCATTGATACCACGAGTCAAAGCTTCCGGCGCCAGGTCCATATTAAACTTAGCTGCATCCGGCACAAAAGTTACACCCCTGAAACTATTCTTGACATAGGCTTTTTCCCAGACAGGAAAGCCGCTAGAATTATCGAGATACTGAATTTCGTATGGAACAGGCTTGCCTGATATAAAAGCATCACGAGTGCCGATTGTTGGTATCAGCCGTACTTCTTCTGGTTTGACTGGCTTGCCTGTATAGTCCATAATATCCTTAGCCGCTTGCTGGTAAACCCAGTCTTTCTTTCCATTAACTGCAGGTACACCAGCTGCTTTTTCAGGAGGAAACTGGAGCAGGCGTCCATTACTAATTCCAAACTGTTGGTTCATCTTAAACTTAGCAAACTCATGCGCCTTACTTTCATCGCCAGTTTCTTTATAGTAATCCATAACTAGGTCTTTATACTGTCCAACAACCGAGGCTTTTTGCATTGGGTTCAAGCCAATGTCGGCCGCACTAGGCTGCCTTCCTCCAGTTGTAAGTAATGAGCCAGCTTGCCCAAAGAACCCAGGATTAAACTCCCCAAGTATCCTCGAGGTCATATCGGTTTCATTCAGCTTTTTCTGAAACTCTTGAACTTGATTTGGCCCCGGCAACCTTTTGGCCTTTTCAACTGGATCATTATCGAGCGCTATCTTCTTTGCAGCTTCGGCGCCACTACGATTGAGCTTAACCTCGTTCATATAGCTAATCGCAGCCTTCTCAATTCGATCACGCTCAACAGCCCCAACAAACGCATTTGGATTATTTCTAAGCATATTCGCGGCTACGTTTGCAGCCATTTCAACACGCTGAGAATTATTGCTAACTAGTCCACCAGCAACATCGCGCATAAGGTTATCACTGGCAATTCCAGTCCGCTGCCAAAGATCAACGTCATAGGTCATGCGTTCGGCAGGTTTCATGAGTTCATCGGCTTTATCCGACAGCGTATTTACACTCTTTCGATCATCAGGCTGAAGTGGGTTCCAACCGTAGCCTTCAGTTGAAAGCTTAGTCTGTGCCACTCGCAAATCTTCAGTCTTTTTATTCAGCGCATCCAGCGCGTTTTCGGCTCGAAGTGTTGCCGCATCGTCAAGCCACCCTTGCTGGCGCCCACCTTCAATCTCAGTCTTACCCGCCTGCCCCCGATCAATTGCGAGCATCAATGCATCAATCTGCTGTTTATTCTGAGCCTGTCTTAATGCTGTTGCGGTTGACTCATCCCGAGCACGCTCATTGATCCCATCATTCATAGCTCTTTCGAGTTTGTCCAAGGGGACTCCCGCATACCTGGATGGTGCGCCCTGAACCCCAGCACCCATGCGAATATAGCTAGCCACCTTCGTACCGTTTGCATCAGCTGAGTCCTCCCCCGAAAAGAACTTTTGAACTCCACCAATACCACCAAGATGCAGCCCAGCTTTTAGTCCTTCAACCGTAATAGGGATACCTCGGACAGTCTGCCCCACATACTGCCGAAAACCATTGCGGTCGATTTCCTGATCCATGAGCTGATCATGTATTTCATAGGCTTTCCTTTGCGCCTGTGGATTGGCAAGGAAATCTTGCAGTGTTTTAACCTCAGGAAAACCAGGGATATTAAAAGTTCCACTCCATTTACCTGATGCCGTGGCTCCAGTCTTACTCCAGCCTTCAAGGTTTTCATTCGCTCCGGGAGTATAAACTCCCATAGTCGCTAGCCTTGGTGCGCCGAACTGATAACTTCCAGCATAACCAAACTGATTGACAATGCGAGGATTGTTGCTTGACTCGCGCTGCCGTAGCGCGCCTTCAAGTCCACCTGTCGCCGCGGCCACCAACTCAGGATTGTCCTGCGCTTCTCGCCTGGCTCGGGCCAAGCGTAAGCCCTCAACAGCCTGCTTAGCAAAACTTTCCTTAGTATCATCTGGAAGTGTTGACTCCTTAATCAGCTGCCCAAGCGCCGCCATCCGTGCATCGGTTGTGCTCGGATCGGCCATGATCCCTTTAATCTCTTCTTGAAACCGATCGTTTAGCGTCGTTTGGCTGAACGCATCTTGCATCTTGAACTTTTCAGTAATGCTTTTCAGTGCAAAATCTTGACGCAGGTTTTCAACTCGAGGCGCGTAACGCTGCTGTAGCTCTGCTGGAAGCTTCTTCAAAAACGACTCGTCGGCCAAATTCTGAAAAGTCTGCGACATTTTCTCAGGTAGGCCTTCGCCATTGACCGGAGTTCCCCTCCGAACTTCTTGCCACTGGCGGTGCAACTCTCCATTCAGTTCTTGGAACCGTCGCTCAGCATCAAATTTAGCCGACTGTTCTTGGCGAAGCTGATAAATACCACCAATCTCGCTCAGCGCCCCACCAATGGCTTGCCCAGCGCCCACTGCCGCACGACCCAAACCAGCACCAAACGAGTCAGCAAGTCCACGCATATCAATCTGTTGATACGCTGGAGCTTCACGTGCGATCCCAACTTGCTGTGTAGGCGAATATGGAATTTTTGCCATAGCTTAACCTCAATAAAGCGTGCCATACACTGTAGGCGTTTGATAAGTAGTATTGTTTGCATATCCACCTGGCATGTTGTACCACTTTGAGGCAAAACTTCCAGCTCCACCAATCAAACTTGTACCTGCGTTAACAAAGCCAGACAGCAATGAACTGTTACCGCGAGCTTCAGCGAGCCCAGCTTCGGCCTGAAAATTGTTCGCTTGGTTCTTTAATTTCCAGCCAGCAAGTTCACCTTCATGCGCGCGGCGGAGCGAGTCAGTTCTACCAAGAATTGTCTGTGAGACTCCAATATCACGCATTGTTCCTGAGTTCATATCAAAACCACTAGCAGCCATTGCCGCGCGCTGTTGCCCTGATAGCTCAGCATTCTTGCGATCTTGTTCTTCAGCAGATAGCAATCCACGCTGAATTTCGTAACGGCGCATATCCTCTGCAGCTTTCGCATTATTTCGTGCGACCGCTGCTTGGTAATCCGCAGCATCCTTAGCTGCCATGCCTTGATACACAGCACCGGCGGCGCCGATAACACCAGTGATAATTGGTGCAGCCGCAGCAAGAAACGCCATCAAATCCTCCTAAAAGTAAAAGGGTAACAAGCTACACCCTGATGATGTTTGAGCATCCCAATCTCAGCGCCAAGCCAGCGAAGCCAGCGGAGTGACCGTCTATTGTACGCAAAACAGGTTCCAGTCAAAACTGGTGTCCTTTTTAAAACAGCTTCTATTTCGCGTTGACTCCTACGGGCAAATATAAATGGAGCTTTATCCGCAGCTTTACTCGTAACCATCCAAACAAAACCAATACCTGAAAGCAAAGTCGCTGATGTTACTCCCCAAATTACAGCAACCTCGCCATCAATCTTTCCAGTATAACAGCAAGTAGCGCGTTCAATTTCTATCTTAAGCGCCGCTTCGCCATTCAGTTGTAGCAATTCAATTCCACGAGCATCTTCGTCACGGAGATTTTTCATAATCTCCTCCGCATCACGAAGCTCAGCTGGAACTAAATCAACCCTCATTGACCCAAGTCTCCAGGTGAAATTTCCGGGATAACAGCCAACACTGTCGCTGGCATCGGATAGCTTTGTCTTATACATAGCTGCCCTTCCACTTCCCAATTGGGAAACATATTAATGCGCTGACGTGTAGATGCTAGCGGAACAGGATTGCCGTATGTTTGGACAGACATAGCTAATTCTTTTAATTCGTAAAGATTGTCAAAGGTATGACCAACTGAAAGCCCTCGAGTCTTGTCAACAATCATAGTCAACGCATTGATCTTCTTTCGCCTACCTTGAGTGGTAGGCTGCCCTGTATCAACTGGCATAGTCTGAAGATCGCAAGTATAACGCAACCCCGCGACAATTTTTGAAGCCGCAGCTGGAAGTGTAATTGTACCGCCGGTCACAACTTGATCGCCAACAAAGCTACCATCAGCAACCACGCCAACAGTTTCACCCTCGAGATATTCAATACCAGAAAGCTGAGTCGTTGGCGTTGCGATAGACCATTGACCGGAACTAAATGGGCGAGGTATTGTTGAACTCGCAACTACCTCCAGAATTTCCGATCGAACTGTACCAACAACCGTCGAAGCATCAGTATAGCTCGTCACATCAATGATCCCGCCGCCTACACGTATCACTCGTCCGACAGAGCTGGGTGAGAACACTGCAGCATCAGCAGTAACGGTTACAGTTCCGGTGTTATTTGAAACTGTCAATCCTGCTTCAGGATAATCCTGTGCAAGCTCGACTGCACAGTCAAGGCACCAAGCATCCTCTGCAAGTGGATACTTCAGATATCGAGTTTTCATTCGCTCAATATATGTAACCCACTGGCCGCCAACTTGGCGTTTTACAGCAAAATATGGTACATCTTGCTCGCCCTCGCGAATGGTTGCTACCGAAGTAAATATTCCATTCGTAACTGATCTTGCCCAGCCTGCAACTTCGTGCTCTTTTAAGAAAGTCAAAGAGAGTAACTGACCGTCGTCCCGGACAAGCCAAACAATCTTAAACGGCTCTTCGGCCCAAGCCCACTCTTTTACCGTATGCCCAACAAAAAAGTGATTAGAGAGAACACTAATATCTGTACCAGTGTAAATATTTGAGAAAAAATTGTAAGACAAATTACGTACAGTCGAGCCCTTAGACTGCACGTAGAGGATTTCAAAGTTGATTGGGATTGGTGGAACATCGTTAGCTCCGTTAAAAGCCTGAGGTGTTGCGACGACTGAGGTTGCTGAAATTGGCTCACCATTTCCACCACCACTGATCTGCCAGGCGCCACCGGAAGTCAGCACAACTAATCCGCCCGGCATTGGTTGCAGAGCCTTAATTTCATTAACCTGCGACGCAGCAAGTGTAAGATTGAGCGCATCATCAGGTAGCGTTGGAATAGAAATATCCATATTGTCGAACGCACCCGGACGGCTGGCCCAAATAGTCTGTGGATTGTTTGCACTAGCGCCGTACATACGGCGCTGCTGAAAATAGCAAGAAACAGCAGGATTAGTCCCAGTTGTGGGTCCAACTTCAGCTGTCGCTGTGGCGCCAGATCCATCGCCAGTTACGGTCACGGTTGGACTAGAATAATCCTTACCTGGACGGAGAATAAGATAAGCCGTAACCTCACCACCAGTAACAATCGGCACGATCTCAGCACCGGTTCCAGTTGGATCGGTTATACTTGCAGAGGTTGCAGCCTGAGTATAGCTTGATCCTCCAGCCACAGGTGCAACCGAAACGATTTGTCCAGGCGCAAATGGATCACGACGACTTGGTGGAACTTTTGTAAAGTCAGGAACGATGTTGCCATCGACCAGTTCCAGTCCATACGCCGTACCAATATAGCCGTAGGTCGAGCCTACTGGAATATCCCTTCCAGGTGAAATTTGTGCCTTATACACATTGTAGTACCCAGCATTCTCTACGCGCGACCAGCTAATTAAATTAGACCCAGCCTGCGTCGAGATATTTAAGCACTCATCGGTCACAACATCACTGGCGATGCTCTCCTCACCAGTGTCTTTATCTACAGCTGTCACACAATACGAGAAATAAGCATCATCAGTGCCACCACCAGCTGTTTCGCCATCGAGTGTAACTGTTGCTGGAGGATTGATCTGTGCATCAAAGTCAATAACTTCAAGCGTCCAATTGGTATTTCCAAGCCTTGAAAGATTGCGTGATTGATAGTTTTTATGTGTGATAGTTACAACGTCTTGCGACTGTGTAAATCGAAGCGTCGGCAAGTCTGACTCGGCATAAGGAGTATCAAGAGTGTAAATTCGATAAGCAGTTCCGCCGCTGGTCCAAGCGGTCCAATCGGAACTATCGACAGCAGTTCCATCAAAGTTCAAAAGCGTAAATACCGTTCCAACTGCCGAGCCGACAACATAAGTTCTGGTGTTAAGTTCTGTCGTACCCTCAATACCAGCGAAGTAAATCCAGTCACCAACGTCGTAAGAACCACCAGCAGTCTCGATTGTGGTTGTCGCGCCAAGAGTAATGTTGATAATAGAAAATCCATCCTCAAGCACAGGCCCACCATCTTGGTATAGCCGCATATAATTTGCGCCAAACTCCATAATATACGTTTGTTCGGTGTTAAACTGAAACGGGATCATGCGTGGTTCGGAGGTTTTACTCCTACCGCAAAACTCAGTCCCCGATCGGCTAGTTGCACCGCCGCGATAATCTACAAAGAAGTTAAAGCACTTAGCCAGCCCAACATGGTATTTGGCAAGATCAACTCGGCCAAACATTGTTGGACTAAGTTCACCAGCCGAGAACGAGGTTTGAATAATCGAGGGCATTACACGTCTCCGAACAGCGGGCCAAACGGCTCAGAGTACACTTCATCAGGCGCCATTGCAAGCGTTCCCCTAATCCGAAGCCAGTCTGGCGTGTGATCTAGCACGTCAATTGTCTCATTGGCATCGGCTACGCGCGCAGCCAAAATCATATTATTTGCCTTACCAGCAAAAAGCTGTGCCAATCCCTTATCACCACTAACCGGGAAAGCAAGCTCGCTTGCAAGTGCATTAATTAGTGCAGAGCGAAACAGTGCATCATAGAGCGAAACTTCAGTAACGCGCGCGGTATAACAAAGTATTGCCTGCTGCTGATTTGTAAACACAGCTTTGACCTGCGAAGAATTATCGCCAGTATCAAGTCCAATCTTAAATCGGGCAGCTCGCCCAAAGTACGGCTGGGCCGGAGCTGATGTATAAGGGAAGATTGGAGTTGAATTGTCAGTTAAATATGGCTGCGGAAGCACTGCACGGACAAGCAAACAATCAGATGGATACGCATAGCTATAAAGCCATGGTGGCGGTGGCCAGCTATCAGACCAGACACCTTGCGCGTCAGTATTTTCTGTAGTACCTGGTGCTGATTTAAGCAGACTGGCTGTGTCGTATTTCTTCGCAAAGCTCCAGTGCGCGAGCCGTAAAAGCTGGTCTCGTACAGTGGCATAGCGAAGATTACACTGAATTGCAAGTGGTGAGCCCTCAGTCATGCTCGCAATAGTACTGCGCGCGCCAATGATATTCAGGGCCTCATTGCAGATGTTGACTTCAGACATATCAGCCCCACATTACAAAAGCACTACCACTACGCCCGCGAGCGCTGTAGTTAGATGCAAACATTGTATCATTCTGATCGGTTAGAGACAGCACTCCCACAATAGGAAGAGTCCCTGCAGCGGTTAAGGCATCATCGGTATCGACTAAAATTGCGTCGCCAAAATTGCTACTTGAGCCAAAAGCCGTCAGCGCATCAGTCGCATCAGTAAGCGACGAAACTCCAAGGATTATAAGCAATCCTTCAGCGTTCAACGCATCATCACCATCGTTGAGCGTCAGCGCTCCAAGCAGCGGATTTGTTGCAGCCGAAGTCAGCAAATCTTCTTCATCAGTTATTTCTGACGTAGCAACGATAATGTACTCACCACCTTCAGAAACTAAAGAGTCAGCTGCATCGGTGATTGAAGCCTCAGCGCTAATGAGTACCTGACCATCAGAGACAACTACATCAGCTTCATCAGTAAGATTGAGCACTGCAGTTGCTAAAAGCTGACCTTCAGAAGTAACTCCATCGGCCTCATCATTAACCGAAAATGCCGCTTGAATTGCAAGACCGGCAGCACTAGTCAAGGCATCATCGACGTCAGCAATATCACTATCGCCGAGAATTTCAGGAAGAGCTGCGTCGTCCTCGCCAAGAATGAGATAGTTAATACAATAATCGGTCGAGACCCCAAGTGAACTGTTGAATGTTTGATTGCCAGTAGCACTTGGCGACTTCCACTGCACCTCAGTATCAATCGACGAGCTATTACTACCAGTCGAAGCCAAAGCTTTAATTGGATAGGTCCAAGAACCGTTTACAGTATCAGTATCACCATTACCGCTATTGGTCCAACTGGCACTTTCTTGTGCCAGGAAACCAAAAATAGTGTCACCTAAATCAACCGAAACAGTTGCGGCTGAGAAGGTCGTACCACTACCAGTTACAGCTGAACCAACTGCACGAAAAGCAACTGATTTATCGGTGCTTGGTTCAACCAAGAGCACAATCATGCCCTTTGAGCGCGTGTTCGGGGAAAAGGCACAGGTTATAACTGCACTTGAAGTTACTTCAGTTACCTCTGCAACCCAACAGCCAAGCGATGAACCCGATGAGGGTGCTGCACTTGGGGCTCTAACAGCAATTCCGCCTTTATTTTCGTAAGTATTACCTGCATCATCCGAAATAGATGCTGTAGTCATTGACGCACCGCCATTGACTTCAGCATTATCAGCACCAACAATTACAACCAGCCAATCACCAATATTCGCCGTCACTCCAGTTTTGGTTATACTGGAGGACGACGTTGTATTTTGACTGGTGCCAAGGCTGGTTACAGTCAGTGTCATCAGGCATTGCCACGCGTGATGGAGAAAGTGTTGACAGTAAATGACTGACCGGAAGTGAAGCTAGTATTATCCACTGTCATATCACCACCACCACCAGTCACAGTTACAGTTCCCTGCATATGACAGGTCGTGCCATCACTGGCGTAGATGCGAAAGTGCGCAGCTGTACCTGTAGCATCGGCACTAGTATCTTGCCAAGTTCCAGTCTTTGCCTTAGCACCGGATGACGCGGCAGCCATCCAATCGCTTGGAAGGTTAAGCGTTGCAAGGACCGTCCCAGAGTCAGCTGTTGCACAACTTGCAGGAACAGACCCGGTGCGAATTTTCATAATCGCACTGGTACCAATTGCTGTTTCAATAGCATCAAGCTGTGCGTTACGAACAGCAACCGAAAGTTGTAGAGTCATGGTTTAACCTTTCCTGACGTTTAGCACCAGAAGAACCGACTGCACTGTTGCAACCGAGTCAACTTTGAAACCAAGATAGTCTCCAGCGGCGACGTTGATACTCCAACCAGTTAAGCTGGATGATGAAGCTTTTGCCTCGGAAGCAAGTGTTGGCTTTGCTGAAGCTGTAATTGAGTCAGCGGCTGCCAATGGAAAGTTTGCGAGAACGTCTTTCCAAACATCGACAACAATGCTGCCAACAAGATCAGCGCTCAGTTCCCAAGAAGTAATTTGGCAGGCGTGAGGAATTTTAATATGGCCTTTATAGCCAGTAGTAATTGGCAGGCCACCACCGTCAATTGGAAACTCAATAGCTCCAGTCTCAGGCGCTCGAATATCAAGGGTACTTTCACCTGGAATACGTGCCCAGGTATCATTCATGAACAGAATAATATCACCAACGCGCCAGTCAGTAATACCATCAACTTCAGTAGAACCAGCAACCGAAACACGATAGCTGGTTCCAGTCTCGCCAATGCCGGACTTGATACTTGGCGTATTTGTACTGGCGTTCCAGTAACCACGTGTGCCTAGATCGTTGAAGGGCATTTTAGTACCTCGAAGAAACGCAGAATGAGGACGTAGCCTATTCAGGCGTGACGACGATAGGCTTGACTGTCTCGCGCGCGGCGGCGGCGGCAATGTTTTGCTCGTCGGCCACAGCGTCCGCAATCAGGTTACCAAGCGCGTTGTCCGCAAACCGGGCTATGATAACGTTCGGGTCTTGCGTCTGGAACCGGCGCGCGCCGTGCGCGAGGATGCGCAGCGCGTCCTCTTTCGACAGTTCAAACGAAGCCGACCCGTCAAGTTCGTCGCCGTCAATCGTGAGGATGAACTTCGCCATCTTCCTGCTCCTGTTGTGCCTGTTGCGCCGCTGCGTTGAATGCTTCGATTGCGCTCGCCAGCGACTTGATGAGTTCTAGGTTGTTCAGCGCGATCTGCGTTGAACCAGGTTTGCCAAAAACAAGATCGAGCGCCCGCGCAAGTTGTTCAATTGCCTGTTTGTTCATATATCACCATGCCGGGATATAACGAGTTGTGCCGTTGTCGTTGATCGGAATCCACTTTGTCGGGTTCCCTGCTGCAGGGGCATTTGTGAGCGTACCGGTTGACGCTCCAGCGCCATCAGTAAACGCTGCGCCCGAGATACCTATAAGATTCCTATCGCCCTTGATTGTCTTATAGATTGAACCAGTCTCGTTCTCGAAAACTCGAAACTCCTGCGCGCTCGAACCATTTCGCATCTCCGCGATATTCGCCCCGCTTGTGGAGTCAGTGAACTTGAAACGAAGTGTCGAATTTTTGTAGAGGGCAAGCGCGCCGCCGCCATCCGAACTGCTCGTATCAATCTGGAGATAATGTCGGTCAAATCGACCAATTCGCATGTCATCGGTAAAATGAATGCCAGCGAGCGAGTTCGAGGCGCTGAAGATACCTGAGCCGTTTGAACTGCACCCATCACCATAAGATGAACTTGCAAAGCTACCGGAGTCGCGGATAAACAGCATCCCGGATTGACGTTGCGACAAACGGCTACTTCCGCCTACCTGAATATCAAAAAGCAGTGATGCCGTTGCGCTGGCTGTATTGGTTATATTCAGCTTAAAGCCAGTGAACGTCACGCCGCCCGCGTTCCACGTCTGCGTAAGGTTCAGAACAGGGTTGCTCGTCGTGACCGTCGCGCCGCCAACCGTCAGTGCATTGTTGGTCTTATCGAACGTCAGACCGCTATCGCCGCCAAAGCTGCCGCCGTCGTTGAACTGAACTTGCGTATCTGACCCGCCCGGCGTTCCGCCGCCGCCAGAAGCCGCAGCCCACTTGACGCCCTTCGTCTGCGCACTGTCTGCAGTCAGAACGTGCGTATCTGTTCCGACGTCAAGATCAACCCAGTTCGTACCGTCGCCTACGATCAGGCGTCCCTTTGTCGGCAGAACGCCTGCGAGGTCGGTCAACTGTGCGTCAAGCGGCTGATACCCTGCAGCGGCTGCAAGTACCGTTAAATAGTCGCTTGCAGTTTCATTTGCCATTGAGCCAAGAGCATCTGTAATGCCAAAGAGCTCAGTGAAATTGCTGTTGGCTTTATCAAATGCTGTACGAAGCGGATCGCCCGTACCATCATTCGCACTCGAGCCGATGTTGATTGTCTGCTGAGTCATTATGCGGCATCCGCTGTTATGAGGGACGAGTCAGCTGTATAAACTGTTGTATCTGCCGTATAGCCTTCTACGGCAACTTCTGTTATTTCAATTGAGAATATACCAACGACTGGATCATCAACTCCATTGTCAGCCTCGACGGTTATACTTTCAATTCCAACTGAAAGTGCCGCGCCAACTTCCAAATCATCGCCGTCAATATCAAAAAGACTGTCACCAACAGTCAACGTGAACGTGTAGCTACCAGAACCGTTAACTACTGAAAGAGTCCCAATCAAATCACCAACGCTTGCGTCCTCAGCGATAGTATTCCCTGAAAGCTCAACGCGAGGTTGAGCACTCAAAGAGCCAACAATACCGCCTCTGGATCGCGAGCGAAGTGCCATTAAAGCCCCCGGCCTGGAGTAGCCTTGACCACGCAGGTTCCTGCATCAGTGATCGCCGCGAGATGAGTCACGCCACGCCCGACAGTGAACACTTCAGACTGACCGGGGATCATTGGAATATCAGCGGAAGTCGCCGTTACGCCAGTCTCGCCGAAAGCGATATAGCACCAATTCGCACCACTGTTCTCTCCAACAGCAACACGAATTTGCCCACCTTCGCCAGGGACACCGGAGATGGCTACATTCGCCGTAGTGGTGCTTGCCGCACGACTGACGGTAGCGCCAGACTTCTGGAAAATTTCCATCTTATGCCCCCTTGATCGTAAGCTCATCGAGAGGCCTCACTACGTTCTTAAGGCGATCCTCGATAGCTTTCTTTCCAGCGTCGTCAACGCCTTCCATATTCAGGCTTGGGCGGCCCTTGAAGGGGATGGCACAGCCATCCCCAACAACAGTGCCTTCATCAAGCCACACAGCGTTTCCCGCCTGATCATACAGATAATGCGGCGCCGTGAGTTTGAATTTCGGCATATGTCACCTATCAGTTTGAGATGCTGATGCCAGGAGCATAAGCGTTGTTGCGCTGCCGATCGAGCACGAGGCCTGCAGTGATTTTGCCAGCTGTCATCGGACCAGTGGCAACCGTGGCATAAAGCCGCAAGTACCTCGGGTTCGACTGGCCAGCAATCGGGCCAGGCACCGAGATGCGCATGACCTCAACACCAGCAACAAGACTCGCCTTACCGATAGCCGCAGTCTGTGCCATATCGGTGAAAGTCGAGTTGTCCGTGCTGCCCTGCAACGAAAGCTGCAGGGTGGCCGAACCGGACGCCGTGAACGACTCGGTCACAAGCGCAAAGACCTCGAGATCGCGGCCAGGGTTAATGTCCTGAGCCACGCCAAGGTCGATAACATCTGTGAGCGCTGCGGACGAAGTGACCGCCGCAGCCTCACAGAACCGAAGGAGTTTATCCATAATCATCTGATTTCTCTCTGTTTGAGTTCGCTAGCTTCCAGGCAAGGCTCAGGTGATCTGCGCCTCGTTGTTCAGAATGGCATCGCAGGTGCGGATCGGGATGCCGCGGAAGGTCGTGACAGGCTTGCCGTTCCACTCCTCATACTTGAGCAGCACGTTCGTCTTGTTCATCGCCTGAAGATCAAGATACGTGCGGATCGTGCGGTTGCAGTAGATAACCGTCCGGCCCATCGCGCCGTTGATGCTCGGAGCATCCGAGGTCGTCGTGCCCGACTGCATGATCGTCGGGAGACGGTGGATAGCTCGAACAAGCGCATTGATGAGGTTCGCTGCCGAACCGCCCGACAGGTCGCTAATGTCGATGTTGCAGATGCGCGCATTGTAGCGCCAATCACGAACCGTGAGCCCAAGTTCCCATTTGAAGTGGTCACGATAGGCCTGGTACTGATTGTTCGCCGCATCGAGAACAGTGTCCTCGCCGAGGTCACGATGCTGCAGCCCTGAGATTTTACCCTTCGGGAAGATGCAGTGAGTCGTGTCCGAACCCCAGGTGATAATCCAGATCGACGTGTTGTCGGAGCCAGAACCACCTGCACTGATCACATTCGCCGCAGTCTGAGCCGTTGCTGCCGTGATCGTGTTGTACCGAGGCGCCAGACCCATAAACCGCTCAGGGTTAACCGACGTGTTCCCGTAGAACATCGTCGAAGCAACCTGCTGGTTCATGCCCTCAAGGAACGCCTTGACCTCGGACAGGCGGAACTCGGCGCTGTTGCCGTTCAAGTCCGCAATGTCCTTATCAACCTCAGCGTAAACCTCGAGGTTACCGCAGGTGTCGATGACCTGAGCAGTCGTGCTCTTGGCTTTCGGGACACCGTAGTTCAACAGGCGCCAAGTCGCGCTCGGCAGACCAGTGCGAACTGTCGTCTTGTGGCCAGTCGGCAGATTGCCTTCCATCCAAAGCGAGTCCTCAAGGATCTCGTTCGTCTGCGAAAGCATTTCGACAATGGCAGAGACTTTGCCATCATCTTCGCGGCGCTTGGCCCAATCGGCCAGCGTAAGTACCGTGGAAGAAAGAGTAGCCATTTGCTATCACCCATTTGCAAGGTTTGGATAAAAACGCTCGGCCAGCGACTTTTGCTGTCCGCTCGTCGGATTTCCTGCTGTCGCCGTTCCTTCGCTAAGGGCTTTCGCCATCTTGTAGAAGGTTCGGAAGATTGCGGGGTTTGAGCCCGCTCCCGTCAGGTCGAAGGCGGCACGAACCTCAGCATCGCCGAATTCCTCAAGCGCCTTGGCGATAACGCCTTGCGCTTGCTGAAGTTTTTCTCCGGCGAACTCAGGATCAGCTTTAATCTCGCCAACCCATTTGGCCTGGGTATCATACCAAGCCTGCATCGACGCCTGCTGCTGTGCAGCCACCGTCTTAGCGTGCATTGCGAGAAGTTCTGTCGCAGCTTCAGGCTTCAGCCCATGCTTGCTTGCGATTTCTGTAAGAGCGGTCTTGTCCTCATCCGAGAGCTGAACATTCTCCGGTAAAGTGACCTTTTCGAGTGTGAATGGCTCAGGTTCCGGAGCAGGGTCCGGTTTTGGCTCAGCAGGCGTTTCTGGCGCAGCTGCTGACTCAGCCACTAAGTCTTTACCAAGAAGCGACTCAGGAGCAGCTGGCTCAGAAGAGGCCGGGCTGATCGGAGCTGTTGGCTCCGTCGGAGCCGGAGTCGAGGTTACGTCTGTCATTCTGCTCTCCCATCATTTCAACGTAGCGTTCTGGCGCTACACGAATAATATCCGCAAGGATACGCTGCCCCACATTCATCTCACCACATGCAAATGCAGTGGCCGTAACATCGGGGCGGTAAGGATTGTGGCCAATACCACAGCTAGCCAGCAGTCCCCAAAAATACTTTCGGCCCTGTCGAAGGCTCAGCATTTGCCGCAAGAACTCGTCCAAATCGCGCTGGTCGTCCTTCTCGCGCTCTCGAGCCTTTCTAACGTCAGCCTTGCTGTTCGGGTCCATTAGCTAAGACCTCCGAGCATTTGCTGTAGCGCGTTGTTGCCTCCACCAACTTCGGTCTCAGACAGAACCTTTGCACCCTGAACTGCCGCGCCGCCAATTTGCATCGCCTCGGCCACAGCCTGCTGTTGTTGCCGCTGTGCTTGAATTGCCGCGACCTGCTCACGCGAGCGTACCATCTTTGGCGGAACGCCCATGACTGAAGAGTACTCGTTTACGGCTTCCACCATATCAAGACTATCAAGTACAGTGGGATCGACAGCAGCAAGACTGCCAGCGAAGGCAACCAGACGCTCAATTCCGGCGGAACTTGCAGCACGTTGTGCCTCGGCCAGCATAGAGACATACTGAACGCGTATTTCGCGTCCCTGAATTTCTGGCGGCGGCGGAGGTAACATTCCCCCACGCAGCATAATCCCGAAT